CCTACAAAGGCTAAAAAGCAAGGGCGCAAAGCACCAGTGGCGGCTCCAGACCGTGTAAAACTGGTGGGGAAAATAGAGGCCTTTCTCTCCGAGGCAAAGCGTTCCTGGGCCTATGCCGACGGTATGGCCCTGCGCATGTTCAAGGTCGAACGCGTCGAATGGCTAGACCCTGGGCAGCTTCAGAAAATGGTTGCGGCACTGACCTACGATGCCCGCCGACATGGGAGACCTGAGCGATGAACGAAGAACTGTTCCCGGATGACATCGATCAACTTGACGCCAAGAAGGTATTGGCGAATATGCAAGACCCTACGGTTATATCCCGGTGGGAAGGTTCATTGCGGGAGATGGTAGAAATCGCCGAGGCCAAGCTCCTGGTGGAAATTAAGCCGGGAGTAGAAGCCGCTGAACTAGCCCGGCATGTTGTCTTTGCGATTTGTTCGGTGATGGGCGGTCGGGTGGTTTACTTACCACGGGGTGATGCACTCAAGCGGGCCTTGCGAGATGCCAAAATCTACCGGGATTGGAGAGAAAACAACACACCGATCCCTGACTTGGTCAGCAAGTACGACCTTGCCAACCAAACAATTTATGACATCATTCGCCGACAACGGGCACTACATCGCAAGAATGAGCCCGACTTATTTGGCTACAACGAAGATCAAGGAAGGAGTATCCACTGATGACACAGGTGCAATGGTTTTATGACGATGGCGGTTCTCGAGGATTCGGGTGATGTTGGTATTGTTGGCCAGCAGGTGTTTTTTCAGGGAGTTGAAGCTTTTCCAGCACCAGTCGTAGGTGTAAAACTTGGTTGCCTCCATCTCGGTGGTTTTGCGCTTACCGTAGATTTTTCGATAGTTCTCGATATCCCTTTTGGTATGAAGAGCCCGAGTGACCTTGCGGTAAAAACGGCGAGTTTCTTCGTGCTTCGGTGCGCCGGTTTTGTGGTCACAATCCAACCAGACGCCCTTCAAATAGCCATCCACGTAGACCACCGTGGACCAGCTCTTTTTAGTGCGGTCAGTCTCCTGCGATAGGCTGATCTCAAACCCATCACATTTGAGCTTCATGTGGCCCCACGGGCTTTCCATCTGCTCCTTCAATGCATCCCAATCGGCTTGTTCCATCGTTTCCTCGGCTGCTCATCAGTACCAGGCAACCACGCCTGGCAGACCATCCCGGATAACCGGGACGGTTTCGCTTATTGAAGGGTCGTGGTGGTTGGTTGCCAGCGGCAGGCTGGAATGGCGCCCAACATCTTTTCGCTGGCGACCAGGTCGAACAGCTTGTTGAAAATGCGTACGGCTTCCGTCGGGCGGGGTGTGCCCAATGAGGTAGTCGGTACGCCTGTCATATCGACGGCGACGGAAGGCATGCCGCTGTCTTCACGGCAGTCTTCCAGGGTGATGATTATCTTGGCCATGCGGGCTCCTAGCGTTGCTTGTGAAAGGTGATGTGATAGTCGCGTGCGACCTGGCGGACGTGCTTTTCACTCATATGGTGTTTACGGGCGATCCACTTGGGCGAGTTGCCCATGGCCGCATCGGCCATGATCAATGCCGCGTCCCTGTCGGTGCCGGGGGGAGAACCTTCAGCGTCGGCAGGCGCTACGGCCTCTGGTACTGCCACAGGGGCCGAAGATGCAAACAGATGGGCATAAACCGGCGACCGCTCCGGGTTAATGGTGAACGTCGCCGGGGCGCTGCTCATCTGGTGACCGACTTTCTGGACCTTCCCGCCGCGCATCAGGAACTCCGCAGTCAAGCGTTCGAGGTTGGCGAGCTCGATGTCGTGTTGCGGCGAGTGGATCGGCAGCGGATCGCTGTGTGTGTCGTGATAGCGCTGCATGTCAGGCCCCCAACGCTCGGAAGCCAGCCTGGTTGCTCAAGGCAAGACGCTGGATGAAGTGCGCCACAGCGGTGATGCCTTCGCGCTGGCTCGCTGCCTCGGGCACACCAGGAACAAACAGCGTTTCGTTGTCAGCGCGGGACAGGCGAGCGTTCACGCAGACAACGTCGCGAACTGTTTTTTCTTCGCCGACAGCAAGCGCAATGGCGCCCTCGGGAAGGGCCACACCGAAGTCGATATGGCCGGAAGAGAAGCAATACGCAGTGATGGTTTTTTTCATTTCACACACCTGCAATGTCGAGGCTGATGGGTTCGTATTGGTCGGTATCACCAACCCGCTGATACACGCGGATGTAGGACTTGGAGCCGATCACCTGGCAGGCGTCGCCAATGGCCTGCATGGCGCGCTGCCAGCGTTCATCGGTGATTTCCATACGGCGCAACGCCAGGACGCGGGCTGTGCGGATGTCGCCCTTTTGGTCAGTCCGAAAGGCATCATTTACCAGCGTGACCACTTCGGGACGTGCCCCGGCGGTCCAGTCGCGCAGGCACTCATCAATCAATGCACGCGCAGCCTGGAGGCGTTCGTCGAAAGCGATGCTTTCCTGGACTGCGCGCATGATCTTGAAACGCCCATCGAAGCTGATCAGGCTGACATTTCCCTTCTTGCCACCGATCTGGGCGCCGTACTGCTCAGCACTGAGTTCGACAAAGGCTTCGATATCACCGAAGGCCGAGGCCTTGAACTTCGCCAGCACATCGCTGGCAGCGCGGGCTTTTTCAACCAGGCCAAGTACCAGGGCGTCCCGCTCCAGGTCTATAGGTTTGATCAGACTTTCCGGGATCAGCCGCTTTTGCGCGTCGACGCGGTAGCCTTCGGGAATGGTTTGTTGTTGTGTCATTGCAAGGTTCCTCAGTGGAGAGTCAGTCGCGACCAGTCAGCAGGACGGGAAGCGCTAATGGGTTCGCGCCATTCCAGGGTCACGCCCTGGAACTGCACGTTGAAACGGGTGCTACCGGCCGTGCCGTGGCGTTGATAGCCCTCGGTGTGGCCAAGGTTGATCAGCCGCTGACCGGCTTCCGGCGTGATCACCAATCGGTTATCAGCCGGATGAAAGCCCTGCACGCGAATCCCGTGGGCCTGCAAGTTGCGGGCGGCGGCGTTGAAAATGCGCAGACGGTCGGCCAGCGACGGAGTCAGGACTTTCAACGGATTACGGCTAGTGGAGGCGAGCATGAGCGTTCTCCTGGTTGCAGCAGTCGGGGTTGATTGGGCAGTGTTGGCAGGCGCGCCAGTGCTGCATCGCCTGCGGGTTGTGGGTCGGTGCGGGTTTTTCGCGGTAGCTTTGGCACTGGTCGGTGGTGATGGTCTCGTCCAGTGCGATGCATTCAATTCGCCCCAGGGTTTCCATTACCCGACGCTCGACGCCAGAGGTGCTGGGCGAGCTGTAGCGGTTGGCCAGGATCAAGCTGACGGCTGTGCGGCTCATGCCGATGCGCTGACTGGCCTTGGTTTTATTGCTGGCGGCAACTTCGGCGGCAAGCAAGCGCACGAACAGCGGTATGTCTTGGCCCCAGGCAGCAAGGTTGACCTGGTTCATTGGGTCACCTGCTGATCAGCCTTACGCCAAACCACCTGGTCCAGGTTTGGGTCATATACCTGGTCGAAGTCGCGCTGGTAGATGGGGTGCTTGGGGCCGGTGTAGCGCGACGAGACCAGGCGGAAGCGGGTTTTAAAACCTGCCGTACCGCCTCTGCGGGTCACGTAGCCAGCCTTCGCCAGGCCCGACAAGTACACGTGGGCGCCAAACTCGCTGATAGATACGCCGTTGATACTGGCTGCGACGGCGGCCTCTGCGGCGGTGAATTCACCGAGAATGCGCAAGGCGCGCCAGACGTTTTCAGCCCCATCCCCAAGCTTGATAACTTTACCGCCACGGGTCACACGGGGGGCTTCAATACCCTGGTCTTTCAGGAGGGTCCACTCGGCATCTAGACGGGGAAGGCTTCGTACTTTGCTGACAATCCCAGCCTTCGCCATATCCCGGAAATAGGCGCGTACAGATTGATCGTCTTGCTTGGACTTGCGCGCAACAGCGTAAGTCGTCAGCTCGTTGGGGCTGGCGTTTATGGCGCGAATGGCTTCCCACATGTGCTGCCGTGGGGACTTGCCGCCCACCATCACCAGATCGGCTCTGACTCTTGGCATCCTCAAGCCCTCCGGGACGGCGCTTCGCCGGTAAACCAGCTATCTGAGCCCCAACCAGCAAGGTCGATACTGTCAATGCAGCGAGCCTGGGTTTCGGTGTAGACCTTGTAGAGGTTGACCGCGACGCGGCGCAGGCAGCCATTCACCTTCTTGCGTAGGTCATCCAACAGGTCATCGGCGAAGTGCAGTTGTGGGTAACTGGCCTCGGCCAAAGCGCGCAGGTCGTCGAGGGTTGCGCGTTGCGCAGGCACCCACTCCAGCACCCGGTTATGCAGACGTTCCAACTTGGCCAGGCTACCGGGCACACGTTCTTCGCCGATCAGGACGATGGTGCCTTCGCTGGCGTTGTAGATGTCGGTCAGGACGTTGGCCACCGCCTTTTCGAGCAGGTATTGCACGTCGTCGATTAGCAGCGGGCGGCCACTTTTTGATAGTTGTTCGGCGATCTGGTCAACCATCACGGACATGGTTGGTGCGGGTTGGATGCTCATTTCCCGAAGGATGGCGTGCAGAAAAGCCTTTTTGCTCCAGGTGTCCCGGCACTCTACGTAATAGGCCCGGTGCTGGTTGGCGGCGAACGCAGCGCCCACGCTTTTACCCAGTCCGCTTGCACCGTACATAACGACCAAGCCAGGCAAGCCCGCTGGGCGGTTGTGGGTACGGGCGATAGCGGCGGACAAGAGGCCGACGTTGGTCAGGGGAACAATCTTGGTAACACTCATAATTCGACTCCTAAAGGTCTTGGTTTAAGCGCGTGCTTGCTCGGCGAACGCGAACATTTGCTGTATCGAGGTAAAGTCAGGGTGCTGCGGATAACGGGAGTGCCACTGCGTTTCCTCGGGGGTAAGCGTTTCGCCGCTGGTGAGGCGGGCGTCGAGCTGGTTCCAAAGGCGGTAGCGGGCGGTTGGGTCGGTCGGTAGGTCGAAAGCTTTGGGCTGCGGGGCTGACAGCTCGGCGAAACGGCGGGCTTCGGCCATTTGTTCAAGGCTGAGCTGGGCCGACGGCGCCGTGGTAGGGGCGATCATTTCCACGCGCTTGCCGGTCAAGGTTTCGATCTTGTCCACGGCGCGTTTCATCTGGCCGATTTCACGCTTCTCGTAGGCCTTCTCAATCATGGCTTTCGGCATGTAGTCGCTCGCATTGCCGTCTACCAGGGCCTCACCGATCAGGTCGCCACCCAGAGTGCGGACCCAAACACGTGAGGCATCTCGCACGTCGTAGGCCAGCCGGATTTCTTCGCCGTGAAAGCTGCGCAATGCGTCTAGGAAGTACGTTTCACCTGCCCAGGTAACTTCCCCGCGACGTGTCGGGCGGACGACTTGCGGGCGTGACAGGTCGTTGAGCAGCTCGGCCGGAGCAATAATTGGCTCCCAGCCTTCGGCGCGTGCGGCTTCCCAGGCTTCGTTCGGGCTCATGTGCCGCAGCTTGCCGGTCAGCGGGTCGCGGAATTTGGCAAGCCCCCGGTGTGGGCTGTTGTTGTACGTTTCAATCTCGTATTCAACACCGGCCATAAACTCGGCAAAGGTCGGAATCAAGCGGGTACGGCCGGTTTCGCGCAGCTCTTTGCGGCCAATCCGATGCACTTTGGTGCCTGCATGTTTGTCCATGTCGGCGCCGATGTAGCTGGTCAGCTTCTTGGCTGCATTGACCCAAATCGTTTGGTGGGAACGCTCAATGAGGCCGCGGGCCTGGCTGTTGTAGGGCAAGGCATGGGTCATAGTGCCGCCGAGACGGTCGACTACTTCACGTACGGTGTCGTTGGCAAAGCCGGAACCGTTGTCAACGTAGAACACCGCAAACATGCCGTGCTGCATGGCGTCACGCAGGGCGTCCATAACGCCGATGGTGGACTCGGCCTCACCAATGGAAATACCCACGGCCTTGCGAGTAGCGACATCGAGGACGGTGGTTGCTTCCGGGCGGTAAGGCTTGCCGGTGCGTGGGTTCAATACCTCTGCATCAAACTTGTGGCCGTCGGGCGTGAATACGTCGCACGGCTACATGCTCTTGGTGGAGCGGCGCTTGAATGGTTGCAGGGCTTTGAGTTCCTGCGGCGTACGGCGGCCGCGCTCGCGTGCCTCTGCGCTTAGCTTATTAAGGAAGCGACGCACCACATGGATGCTCGGACGCTCGGCCGGGTTCTTCATGGCGAACTCGGCATAGGCTGATTCGACGCTGGGCTTGGTCGGGCGCTGGTAGCACGCCAGGAAAGCCGCCGCCCATGTAGGGAGGCTCATGTCTTTTTGGCGGCGGGCAGGCGCCAGGCCGGTTTCACCTTCTTTGCGGAAATCGGCCAACCAACGCTTAAGCGTGCGCTCGCTCAAAGAGCGGTCGCCGGTCTTGCGGTCGTTGGCGCGCTGCACCAAGCCATTTAAATATGGTGTGAGCTGTTCAGCCTTTGCCAGGGAAACTAGGGTATCTATGGCGCGTTGCTGGCTTATAGCCTGGCTCATACGTTCGATTTCACGTACGAACGCCAGGCGAGCCGTCATCACAGAGCGTTGATCTTCGCTCAAGCGTGACGCCGAAATAGTGTCACGCTGGGTGCTTTCTGGTTTTGATGCGACCACCGTTTGCGATTCGGCTTCGGCGACCGATGCGGCAATCAGTGCGGCCTGGGTGACCTTCGGGAGAATTGCGAATGCATATTCAACAGCCTTGCTTCCTAGGCGTGCTTGGCCTTCCCAGTGTTCACGTGCAGCCAATGCTTTTACATTGCGTGCCGTCCCCGGAAGCCCTGGCAAGCCCGCAAGTTCCTGGGCTGAATACCAACTACGCATTGTCGTCACCCAACATCTTTTTCAGGTCCCGAACTTTGCGCGTTGCATCATGCGCCACCCGTGATAGGCGACCTATTTCCGCGTCCAGAGCCTCGCGCCCATAAGCGACCCGGCCACCGCGCAGGTGTACTTGCCAATTCGTCAGGACATGGCTTGCACAGACTTCCTCCAGCAAAGCAGCTCGATACAGAGGTAGGTTGTGATCTGCACGGGCAGGACTTGACCAGGCGTCTAACATGTTCTTGCTAACGTCGTCGCCCGAAAGGCGTGACATGCGAGCCGCAATCTCATAGCGGTCCAAGTCGGACTCTTTGAGGACTTCGCTGACCAGCTCGCTGACCTGGGCGGCATAGTTGCCGTGACCGGGTATAGAAAGCACCGGCTGCGGAACAGAGAAGATGTCTAATGTTCTGTCATCTTTTTGGTTACGCATGTTCAGGCACTCCTTGCCGCTTTACAGTGTCCAACCGTCTGTTGTCCGGTATCCTTGTTGTAGGACGTGTTTATTTCCGCGCGCCCAGGCCGTTGCCGGTGTGGAGTGCCATCGGCGTTCCAGCGCTCTGGCCAGATGTCGGAAGGCTCAAGGCACAGAGCATCAGCAAGGGACCGTTCGATGCGCGGATAGGGAGTGCTTTTGGCGTTGCGGATTGCGCGATCAGTGACCTCAAGCTGACGAGCAAGCTTCGCCATTGAGGTGCCCCGTACGCGGAGTTGGTATTTGATCCACTCCCATCGGCTAGTAGGGTCAGTGGGCAT